TAGAACCTTACCCTGCTATCCCGTACATACTCATAGTTATTTATAAATAAGGTTTGTAAATCTTTTAGGCCACTCATAAATGCTTGAAAAGCAAGTTGTGCCGACTCCGCATTATCTTTAAACATATACATATGATAAAGTGCGCCATCTACTACAACAGTATCAAAGCTTTCTGGTATTCTGGTTACATCAGTAGCTATAGATAAATCTGTGTAGTTAAGAAAATATCTAAATCTTACTTGAAACGCTGCATTGGGAGATGGGGTTACCCCAAACCCTGTGCCATGAGAGGCAAACACATATTCTGGTACGCCTACTCCTGCATTACCTGCTTCATAGTCAGCATCTCTCCTAGTGGCATACCACTCATCTCTGTCCATGTATTTTAAAGTACTAAATCCCGTGTTAAGAGATTCATTTTTTATAATCTGAAAAGTATTCCAATCAGCTTTTTTAAATGCCGTAGGCCAAGAATACTCTGACTGACCTGCTACAAGAGTTTGTGTAAATTCTGCAGCATTAAAAGGCCACTCAAATTCTGCCTGATTAATTTTTGCTATGGCTGCTTTTACGGCATCCTTAACTAATGCCTGTACCCCTCGCACATTAGGAAAGTCCGAAACAGGTATCTCTACCTCATTCAGCCTTCGCAAAGTTTTATTTGATAGGTCTATGTAGGTAGAGGGCATACAAAATTCCTAAATACATTTAGTTGAGGGGCAAGAGTTGACCTGCCCCCCATGATACTGTATAACTTACGCTAAGTTGTAAGCGGCTGTGAATAGAGCTTCTGGACGAAGAATCTTGCGCCCATATAACTGCATTCCCCGGACAATATCTGCAAATGTTGTAGGCGAACGGAAAGTTTCGGTTTTAGCGATTTGCTCCGCTGTTGCTACTGCAGATGAATGTCCTGCTACTAGGAAACTCATGTTAGCTTCTGAACCTGCTGCTGCTGCAGTTCCTGCACCTGTACCTAGTGAAGGTAGGTTGTTGGATTTGTAGATTGTGAACCCACGAAGTTGTCCGGGCATACGTCCGTTTCGTAGCTCATCTCCACCACCGAAGTCAGAATTAATTAATTTTGAATCTTCGTCCATCAAGATTTCTGCGAACACTGGGTCAACTACGCACCATCTTGAGTCGGTGTCTACTGCAGCCTGATCCATTTGTCGTGCAATACGGTTTAGGATTGCTAGTGGTGAAGTAATACCACCTGCACCGCCACCTGCAGCGATTGGAATAGATGTGATTTCTGATGCACCACCAATATCAGAGCCACCAAAATCAGTGATATCTAATTTGTTAGCAGGTAGCAATTCATCATTATCTGCTCCGCTGTCTGCTTTGGTGCTTCCTGTTTCAAGTGCAGTACGTCTTGCACCTGCTGCAGTGAAACCTGCCATGTGATGTAGCACATCTGAGTCAAATGTATCACGCAATTTAAAACCTGCACGATCACTGGCTAAATCACCGAAGCTCACATGGGCGTGGGCCTCTTCAATATCGTCAATAGCAAACTGAAAATAATTTGCTTGATTAACGACCATAGTAAAGTCAGCGTCTGTCAAATCTTGTGTTGCTAGTTGTGTACCACGCTCATATGTTGTGATTGTGATATCTGGTTCTTTAATTATTTTAACAGAGTCTCCGAAGTTAGCTATCTCCCCGGAATAATCTGTGTTAGTTACTGCGTCTACAACAGAAGCTGTTCGAAACGCCTTTTGTACTTTTTTCGAGTATATTACCGGGGAAAAGTTACCCGAATTAAGGTTGGTATAACCTGATGCTTTTGCGAATGCCATTGTTTGTTCTCCTATATGAAATGGCTTTTTAGTACACCTCCTCTATTCCTTTATAAGAAGAGGTAGCTAGATCAGATAAGACTAACTCAGTGGCAGACTACTTAAGGGTATCACTAAACTTTGTGGTCCTCTTTGATCTGGTATACTTTGTTATATTTATCTGGAAGGGGCAGGGTATACCACTACATAGTGGTGTCCTGCAAATCATATTACAACTACATTATAACATAGGGGGGAGTATTATACAATAGTTAATTACTATATATGCTCCCCCAAGGTCGCATCCGAAGGATACAGGCAGATTGACTATTAGTCAACCCCCTAAATCACTTACCTAGCAGCCCCTGATATGTCATAAGCAAACTTACCTGTCCGAATTGCTTCTTCTATGGCTTCTTCGTTTGCTGCGTATTCACGGTCAGACATTGCCTGTACAAGACTTTCGGAAAATTTCATCCCCTGTCCTGAAGAAGGAGTAGTACTAGAAGTCCTTCCTACAGACTGTGCTGCACCGTTAGATTTCTTTCTTTTGCCCGTCTGGGCTTTGTAGAGATCGATTGTACTAGACGCCCATGAAGCATCCGTATTGTTCTTGTACACAGAGTCTTGAATAGTACTATGTTGAAGAGCCACCCACTCATGGAACTTAGGATCTTTTTTTATTTCCATAAAGTCTGGGTGTCTTTGAGAAAGAAGCTGTTCTGCAGATTGCCTATTTACTTTTTTCTCAAACCGTTCAACTTTAGCAAGGCGCTCTTCACCAAGACGTAAGGCTTCATTAGCGCGTTTCTGAGCAATAGTATCAACGATTTTGGCAACATCAGGGTATTTCTTACTCCACTGTTCAACCTCTTGATCAGTTTTAGGGAACTTAATTTGTTTCCTAGTCGCTGCATCGAGTTGTTGTTTAATAGCGGCAACTTCTTGATCCTTTTGATTGCGAACTTCTTGAATATGTCGCTGAATGTCAGTATAGCGTTTTTTATAACTTTCTTCTTCAGCATCTAATACCTCAGTTGGTTCTGATTGTTGTGAAGCCATTTCCTGAGAGTAGGTCAACTCATTATCGTCTTCAGGCATACGGCTGTACTTTTGCTTCTTCTGCATAATTGCTCCTTATGGGTCCGACAAGTCGGGTATCCATTTTGTTAAACTGCAAAAACTATTTTTTGTTTCTTCATAATTGCAGGGAGGGATTTTGACATTGGATAGAGTGTTTCATCTTCCTCGTCATCTAAATGGTCATCAACCTCTACGGCTGCGACCTCTACATCCATCATGTCTGATGGAATTTCTTGGGGTGTTTCGTCTTCCTCTTCGGCTTCTTCTTGTTCGGTATCATCTGTGGCCTGAACTTCGGAGTCCTCAACGCCTTCGCTATCGGGTTCTTCTTCGTATACTTCATGGATAAGCCCACTCATTTCCATAGACATGAGCCCCATCTCTGCTTCATTTTGCAAATCCATAATATGTCTTAGTCCATGCCACTTAACTACATGGGCAGGAAGTACATATTCATCTTCACTAAGATTAGCAGGAATATCGTCACGCACATTTTCTGCAGAGGAGCCAATTGGAATTGGATTACCAGATACTTCATCATAGCCAGATACCATTGGATCATCCATTCCGCAACCACAGTCTCCACCACAGTCACAGGAACTCATCATTCCCCCGTGGTATGCTTCTACTGGTTTCATTCTCTCTAGCTCTTCCTCATCAACTAATTCATTCTTTTGCAACGCCAGTTGTACTTCGCGCTCTGAGGGGGACACAAAACCATCTTCATCCTTGTCTGCCTCAGAAACGTCTACCTGTTCTACCTCATCTGCAATCTCTTTGTCTTCTTCTGAGCGACCTTTCATGCCATCATCTTTGGTTAGAAATCCCCCTGTATTTACCCGTGGGTTATACCAATAAGTTTCAAACTCTTGTCTGGTAGGGTTATTTTGTCTAATAAAATTTGTTACTTGGTTAGACAAATCCTCCATATTTTTTTGAATACGATCAACGCCTAAAGGATTAGTTACTTCTGATCCTCCTCTTTCAACTATATTCTGAAGGACTTTTCCAAAAGCAATCTTTTCGCCACTTTTAAATATAAGCACAGGTATTTCTACAGAACTGCCATCAACTTCATACTGTTCTGTTACTACATCAGTTCGTTGCTCTTCTGGCTCTCTTTGTTTTTCTCTCGACATAATTGGGTCTAAAGCTAAAATTGCTTCATCTGGATTACTTTCTACTGGGTTTCTTGGCCTTGGCCTTGGTTTTAATGGGTATTGTTCTAGTAGCTCTCTGTCTCTCTCAGCCTTTTGCACAAAGAATTGATCTCCTGCCTCTGCTTGAGGAGATATGTCCATTTCTTCTTCTGGTCTTGGTCTGGGTTTCATTTGTTCCATTATATCTCCTCTGGGGACATTAGGCCCGTTACTAGACCGCCCTTGTTAAATTTATATCTTACTTGATTTACAATTTCTGCATCACCTTTTGCAGGTAAAGGTTTAGGGGCTTCTGATTTTTTCCAGTAGGTTACCCCTTTGGCATAAACTCTATCTCTGTAGACTGTGGCAATATCAAATCCTTTAACTGCCTGTCCTGTTCTCATATCAATAAAAAGATGTTTATCAAAAGGATTAATACCTACTTCAACAACCGTATCATCCATTTCATTAAGAACATTTCTTTGAGAGGTAAAATTACCTTGCACAGACATAGCAGGTACTTTTTTACCATCTTCAGCTATAGCTCTTCTTTTGCCTTGGTCTACATGAAATGTGCCATCTGTAACTGTAACTGCAGGTAAATACGACTCAGCCTCACTATAATTAGGAGTTCCGTTTGATCTAATAGGATGGACAGTCTGTAATCTATTAAATGGTGCAGGGGGGCCATCTGGGTCTATTTTTGAGCTTAAATTCAACCTGATAGATTTTTCTTCACCTTCTTTTACTATGGCTCCTATTTTAACATTCTTTTTAGGACCTCCTGCAGTACTTCTACTTAAATCAATTGCCTCTAAATCATCTAAAGTATGATTTTTTAATACAACATCTGGATTTTCTACATTAAATTGACTTGTGCCTATTTCTAATTCATCTGCAAAAGCAGCATCCATTTGATTAGTCAGAGGTGGATCATTTAGAGGTGGTCCCCCATTATCACCAAATTTATAAATCTTTCGGTCTTGTCGTGTCTTAGAAATATTGTCTATGTATAAATCTTTTTCGGCTTGTTCTATTAAATTAATATATTGATTAACTTCCTCAATCATTTGATCATCTACTTCGGAAGAAATATTAGACATTGTTAATGACCTCTGATCCCCAGAGGAAGGTATGTTATTAGCTCTGCGAGATTCAAAGAAATCCCTCATTAATATTTCATAAGGAACGGCTTCTAACTCTCCTGCGTACCCTGCAGCCCCCGTAGGTCCTATTTGAGAATCATATGTACTATGTCGTTGTACTGGGCCTGTGATTAATTTTCCTGAAGTATCAAAATTAGCTACTGAAGTTCCCTGAAGGTTTGGACTTATTAATAACTCAGGATCACTTATAGCTACTCTGGCATCCCCCATTGTTGGGAACCCTTTATCAACATAGTCCCCCTTGTCTAATTCTTTCCAAATAAGCTGTCTTCTTGTACCTACAACATTTTCTTTTAAATATTTTTTAGCATCATCTAAATTATCAAATCCAATAAAGTTAGGGTCTACATTTGTTTTTACCCACTTAGTTAATTGGTTCATATCTTTCTTCTTGATGGGGGACTGCTTCATCATCTCAATAACAACGTCACTCATCATCGTACTAAAGTCACCGCCTTCAGGACTCATAGACATATAGATAGCTTTTGCGTCAAATCCTTCTCTACCTATCTCAGCCGCTTCTTTTGCTTGAGACTTCATAACACTTTCCATAGAAGCAAAAGCTCCAGTATAAGGATTTCTCATAAATCCTCTACCACCTTCAAGGTCTATGGGAACCTCAAAATCATAATCTCTTGCCCCACCTCTAAGCCCTGTAAGAACTTTACCTGCATCTGTTCTGTCAGCTAAAAGAGGTATAAGTTTAGAACCTTTTAAATCTTCAATTTTTAAAGCCTTCTTAGGCATTAGTAATCCCTGATCAGTAGACTGTACATCAATATCAGGAACATAATTGGGAGCTTTATTTTTATAGAACCCTTTAGAACTACCCGTCAGACGTACAGGGTCTAATTCTTCTTTAGTTGCCTTACCTGTAAATACATTACCAAGGTTAGAACCCACTGTATTAGGATCATACTCTGGAAGAGCGTCTACAAGTTTGTTGGCTCTATCTGCAGCCATCCTAGCCCCAGACATAATAGCCTTCTGTGCAATGTCACCTGCCCCCGGAACTAATCCAACAATAGTAGCTACTGCTCCTAGCCCACCCAAGGCTCCAATTAGGTAGTAATTAGGATTTTCTTTATCTAGCTCATCTCCAATAAACTGTACTGTCTCATATCCACCTTTAATATCACCAATGATGGGGGTAAAGTCTGCAACTACGTTACCTACATCTTTCCAAGTAATCTCAGAGGGTGCGCCAAAATCTTCTATATATTTTTCGGCTTCCTTCTGCCAATCTTCGGCAGTACCTCCCATAATAGTATCATCCTGAACGGGGGCATCAGATTGTTGTAGAAGGTCAGTAAATTTCATTCTGCACCTTTAAGAGTTTCATGTCTAAGAGTAGCTATCCTGCGAAGCTCTGTTATAGAGCCTTGTATTTCTAGGATGCGACTAGGGTCTTTAGAGGTTTCTAATAAAGTACGCAAAACCTCAATCCTCTGGTCTGCATACTCTACTAGGATATCAAAGTAATCTTTGTCATTTACTAGGGGCAACAAAGACCTATAAAATTCTTTGCCCATTACTTTTTGTTGTGACACTTATCTGCCTTCTTGCATTTCATTTTTGTCTTACACGATTTGCAGTACGTCATTGGATTACCTCATTAGCTGTGGGTGGGGGTTGATCTGGCTGTGGGGCGTTACCACCATTGGCTCCACCACCTGTTCCCGTAAATCCTTGAGTATCAGGTGTAGGGGCTTGTGGTGTACCTGCGCCTTCAGGAACGGGGGGAGTAGGCGGCTGTGGTTGTTGAGGCATCATAGCCTGTATCTCTGCCATCATCTTCTGTTGTATTGCGGCTTCCCGTGGATCATTAAGTATCTTGTCTTCATCTAGGTCCATACTGGAAGCCAGTTCTCGTAAGATGAAGTCATACTTAACAAATGGAGCCATCTGTGGATTAGCAGTCATTTGCATAAACTGTAGTAGGCGTTGACTACGAACTTCGTTTCGCATCAGACTTTCTGTGCCTCTGGCCTTTACGTCCAAGTCTCCAGTAAATTCTTTATCAAAGTTAAACTGCATATTGAATGCAAATAGACTTTTGCCTAGAGGACCTAGCAGGTAGTCATCAATGTTTCTAACTACGGCTTTAATGTTTTGCGCTGCAGCCCCCATGAGCATAGACATACCTGAAGCAGTTCGTCCTACCCCACCTACGGCCCCTGAACCATGTGAGTAGCTAGGTATACCAGTAGCCTCATCAGCTAACTGCCTAGACTTATCAAACATCATCAAAAGCTCTTGGCTTACGTTCGGAAACTTGGTTCCAAAGATAGCTTGTCCGGGGGCTCCTGCCTGTCTCCTAAAGACTTTGCCCGGATATACCTGTAGATCTTGACCGGGTACTAAGTTAGTTTCATCTACTTCGATAAGTAAGTTACCAGATAAGGCCCCATTATCTACAGCCATTCGCATAAAGCCATTCATCAATAACTGCGTATCAGTCATATTTTCGGCAACACCTATGCCAAAGAATGAGTAAGGATTTAGTTCGTATGGGACTGATAGATATGGAATACGGCTAGGAGTAAACGGATTTAATACTAGTCTCAGTATCTGTCCATTACACACCCATATGTTTACTTGTACTTGATCTTGTTCTGCTAATTCATCTGGTAACTCTAGGTCAGCTTCTTCAGCTAATTCGTTATCAAGAACTCCCCAGTATTCTAAGACTTCAAAGCGATCCATCTGTTCAGATACGCTGTCTTCTTCTAGTGCATCTTCCCAGTAGCTACGGTAGTAGTCAGCCCCATACTCAATAGCTAATTCTATAGAATCCTCTCTGAAGTGTGGACGTTTTTTAAGGTTTCGTAGCTGTGAGCGATTAAGCCTGTGGCGTTGAATAGTAAACTCAGCTTCAGACATATTTCTGGCATCAGGATCTGGGTAAAAGTCCCATATAGACACATATTCCATCTTTGGAATAGTTTCCATTATAGGATCATACTCACCGTCTTCATTCCAACGGGGATATTCTTTAGATTGTGCAAATGGCCCTTTCATTACCCCTGTACCAAAGAGGCAAGTCTCAAATGCTACCGATCTTAGGTGTTTAGGGGCTTCTGACTCGTCCAATTGGTCGTGCATCAGCTTTTCCATGCGCTGTGCAGCTACCTTGGCAGGTTCAAATACCATTGAGCCTTGAATGTTAGAAGTATCTACCTCTAATTCGTCTGCAATAGGAGTTAACTTATCTTCATACACTCCTAAATCTTTAGCAATGTCGGGTCTGCTTATATTTAGAGGAATTTTGTAGTCTAGATTAGTCTGGTCTTTAACTTTTTTCTCAGTAAGCCTGTTTGGGTTGTAAGATACCGTGTCTTCTACGTTATTTGGAAACTTCCTAGCCTCAATTCCAATAGGAAACTTTGATCCTGCAAACAATACGTCTACAACTTGAGCATATGCGGCTAAAACTTTAGTCTTAGTTACTTTGATAAATGCCTTTGACTTCTCAGTCTCTGTAAATTGTACTTCAGAGCTATAAACCCCCCTATAATTTCTATATGCATCTAGCCAACGATCTTCATCAGACAACCTAGCGTCTTTTGCTCGTTCATATTGACTTTTTATGTAGGCAACTGTGTTAGAAAGCTCAATATTTTGCTCTTCTGCGTTACCATCTTCTTCTACAGACATAGCTAAACTAGTGTCTATTGCGTCTTCAGGTAAAGGTTTGTCCATTAATGCCAAATTTAGTATCCAAAAATTGGGTCGGCAGGTTGCCAACTTTGTTGAGGTATGCCGTTGCCCATATCAAAGGGAGAAAATGCCTTTGGTCGGCTCATTGCTGCATACCGAATTGAGTCGTATGTATGCCTCTGTTGAGAAGTTCTAGCGTCAATGTCATCTCCACCTTTAGGGTCCGAAGGAATTATAGGTAAATCTGCTATAACTTGCCTACAGGTGTTAAAAAATTGTATTCCTGCTATTCCTGTTACTTCATCTACTTTAAGAAGCTCATGTAATCTGTTTTTACCTGCTGCCCTAGATCCATTACTTCTATCACTAGGCCTCCACCTACATCCCTGAGATATCATTTCCTCTGCTATAGATGGGCCAATTTGCCCTCGTTGATGCCAACAAGAGCTATCTAGTACTCCGTACTGTATCTTCTCACCGCCTTCAGCTTCCATTACGGCTCTGGCTAAATCACGGCCTGTGTGTTTAGACACATATAGTTCTCTGTAACAAACTAAGGTGTCGTACGAAGGGTCAATAGCAAACCAATGAACTGAGCTAAAACTAGAATAGCCATAATCACATGACCTGAATCTGGTCCAATCAGTCGGAATATCATATGGTTCAACAACGTGATCTTTTTGCCTAAACTCTGGAAAAGCTGCTCCATCTGCTACTCCCCAATCACCTTCTAATAACTGCCTACGCTGCATCTCTGGTAGAGATAGCAAGTTAGCCTCATACTGACCACTCTCCATGAGGTATGGATTATCCTGCAAACTAGCAGGTATAAACCTACGGTAAAATAGTGGCTCTCCTTCCTTGGCGTGTCCTTCTGGGTATACTAACTCTTCTCCCGTTTCTATGTTGGTGGCTATAAACTTTCTGTTAGAGGGGGCAGGATCAATAAAGGTTCTTTTTACCCATCCATGTCCTATACCTCCGGGGTTAGTAGTAGCCCTCATATATATAGGTAACGTAGAATCTGTAGTACGAAGCCGTGAGCGAAGGTAATTCCACGCAAAGCTAGTGGCATATTGAGTCAACTCATCTACAGCTATATAACTAAATGACTGACCTTGATAACGTAGTACGTCTTGGTCACGCTCTAGATAGGTAAGCCATAGTTTAGCCCCACTGGGAAATGTCCACTGAGACTTCTTCTCCTGCCACTTAGCGCCCTTAAATGCTCTTGGGTATAATCCCTGAGATTTAAATATTAGCTCCCTAAGTTCATCGTTAGTCCGTCTAAGAATAAGCCCATTAAAATTAGGATTATCAAAATAACGCATAGGATCAGCAAGTAGGCCGTAACTCTTGCCCCCACCTGCGGCTCCACCATATAGTACTTCTCTTTCTGACGCTGCAAGGAACTCTGTCTGCGGCCCTGCATTGGGAGAAAATACTACCTCTTGTTCTTGTTGCTTTGACTTGATTACTGAAAAATCTAAACTTTCAGTAACAGTCTCTTCTTTGGGCGTAAGCTCATCTAGCTTCTTCTTAGCCATTGTAAGCCTACGCTTTGCATCTGTCTGCTTACGTTTGGCTGCAGCCATCTTCTTATCTTTAGAAGTCTTAGGCTTACGTTTGCGGTTGTCTTTGTCTCTCTGCGCCAAAACTTTTGAGGGGTTGTCTGACTCCTTACCTCTACGGTCACGCCATATATGTATCAATCCTTGGTGACTTATTTTATCACCTGTCTTAGAAGCCAACCACGCTGCAGCTTTTCTGGAGGAATGTCCCTGTTCCAGATAGTCTAGCGCCTCTTCAACAAACACTGCCTTTTCTTCATCGGGAACCAGTACTAGTGGATCATCTTCTGAAGCCTTATAAGCATAAGGTATCTTAGCAGTTTTGTTAGGCCTCGTCTTGTTCAACCAGATTGTCACTGTCGTTTTTCGGTGGGAGTATAAACATCGCACCGCCTGTATTGTTTACTTCAATTTGTTCTTTCTTAATCAACCCAGTGCGGTCTAGTATCTGAGAAGCTGCTGCTATAGAGTTTCTGGCTCCCATTGCTGCAGGGTCATTTAAAACATCTACCATTCCCCAAGCGGCTCGTGGGGCGTTCATGGCTAGTAACATAGATGCCTTCTCATTGATTTCCTTTTGTAGAGGCCCTACCACTGAATTAATACTGGTGGTGTCGGCATAACCTGCTTCTCTCATGGCGCGTCTTATATCTCCCCGTATCTCAGGGGCCATAAGAAGTTCTAGAAATAAAGCCTGTTTCTCTGTTAATTCTTTCTTATCGTCCATTTTACTACCTTAAATAAACAAATGCAAGACCGACTGCCCCAGTACAAACCATCCAGAATATACGTTCTGCAAAAGCTATCTTCTGTCCTCTGGCTATGGCCTGTTTTTCCATCTCATCAAGTCGGTCATCTGCTTTCTTTTGATATTCAACTATATTATCCATACGTTTAAACGCAGTAACCATACGCTCTTCCATACGGGCCATGTCAACCATAGCGGCAGACATTTTATCTAGATGCTTCTCAATACGATTTAGTCGGTCTTCGGTCATGGTCGTGGTCCTTATACTGAGTGGTCGGGAGCCTCAAAACAGTAAGGCCTAGTAATTAGTCTATAGTTTGTAGCAGCATATCTGGCAAAGTCATTCATCTGGGCCTGACATTCCTGCATAGTTGTAAATTGTTGTTGGTCATAAAAAACCACTGTGCAAGAAGATGCATCCACAGGGTTCATACAAGCCATTAACACTCCAAAGATCATTTATTTATCCTCCGCAAGTTTCTTGCAAATACTCTTTGAGGTGGTCACTATCACTACTTTACCTTCACTATCATACACTACATATTTTCCATTATCTTTTTGTATGACTTGGTAGCTTTTAACTACTTTTTCCAATTTACTCTCTTCTTAGAAGTCTTCTTCTTTGCGGCTGTCTTAGCTTTAGCAGTCTTACACTGAGCCATCGTAGGCCTACAGGCAGGGTAGCCCCTTTTACTCTTAGTTCTAGATTTACGTCCACAGGGTTTTCCTGTCTTGCAGTCCACCCACCCCTTGCCGTTATTCTGTGAAAACCAAGTCTTTAAGCTGTTAGACTTTTTTCTTGCCGCCATTAGTTTTGCGCTTTCTTAGCTTTGAAAAGTCTGCACCAGTTATCTTGTTTTTAGGAGGAGCAGCCTTTGCAATCTTTTGCTGCTTCTTAGTTAATCTGCCCATATTAAGTTGCCCTACTCTTCTTGCCCCAATTCTTAGCCCCTACTTTCCTACATTTTACTAAGGCCCCTGAACCATACGCTGAAGGCCACGTTCCACCATTCTTGGTGTACGCCCTCTTTACTTTATGGTAACAGGCATCCTTCTTAGTAGCCTTCTTCTTAGGGGTAGACTTCTTCTTAACTCTAGCAGCCATACTAGGTCTTCTTCTTTTTCTTCATAGCCATGCCACCAACATAAGCACTCATCTTTGATTTTGCTTTCTTTTGGGCTTTTTGACTAAGGTCTTTCATGTGAAACAACTTCTGGCTGTTTGCTGTGTGGTTCTTACCTGTATGCAGAGTTCCGTTAGACATCTTGTGAGTGCCACCTGTATAGAGTGTGCCATCTCTTTTATAATGCTTTTGTTCTTTTCCCATTATATCACCACTTCTTGCAGGACCAATATCTTGCTGTAAATTTATCCTTGGCTGTGTCACACTTGTGCCTAGCTCTGAAAGACTTACGCCTCTTAGGATTGCTCTTCTTAATTTTCATATTTGGGTCCCCGAAGCGAATTATCTTCTCTTTGCCATTCTTACAGGCCTTGACCACAAACTTCTTGGACCCACCCGAAGTTCTACGGGGTTTGTTACAGGCCATCTTAGCTTTGTTTATTCTAGTTGCCACCGCGATCTACCTCAAAACATTCTACTGAACTGGCTGAGTTTGTAATAAGAACTTTGGATTTAAGTAATTCTGCCTGACATATTTCTTTAGATCCATATGTAGCAATATGATAATATTCAAACTCACCATGCATGAACTGTAACCAAACTAGAAACCACATTAACTAAAAAACCACCAATATGCAACACCACAAATACCGCCCCAGATAACTACAACAATGAAAATCCAAGTTAGCATCTCTCTAAGTTCTTCTGCTTCCTTCTGCTTTATTCTAAGGGCTTCCTTGCGCTGTCTCCTCATCTGAGCCTGATAAGCCACCCAATCATCATACATTCCGGGTCTTGCATATAATCTCATATGAGACTCTAACTCACGCTTTTGTTCCTTTAGTTTATCTAATGCAAGAAACTCTTCGAAGTCATCTCCTGCCTTACCTAAGACCTTAGTAAATACGCTGTTCTTCTTCTTCTCAACTTTTGCCTTTAGATCTTCTTCTGCAGAGACAAAGGTTCCAATGGATTTACCTACATCCACTAGCTCCCTGCCCTGCTGTATAGCCTTCTTGATAGTGCTGTATGCCGCTGAACAGGCAGCTAGTTCCGCTAACATTTATCAGTCCTTGGTCTTAGTTGGTGACAATAAGAACTACTTGTTCTTGATGCCCATGTTTCCACGCGCCATGCCCATGTTTTCTTTCTTCTTCGTCTTCATAGGCATACCGCCCATGTTGTAAGACATAGACTTCTTCTTCTTTTTCTTCATAGCCATTCCTCCACCATACATATTTGCAGGTGGTACACTGGCTCCACAGTTTGCCATTTTAGATTTCATCAAATTCTTCCTCTACAAAGTATTCCCTAGCATCTCTATTTAAATAAGACTTAGGGTCATTGGGTACAGCGACAGTAAAGTCGTTCTTGGTTTAAGGGGTGTAGAAGTAGTATC